TGGCTGGCGCTGTTAACAATATTTTGAATTATAGCAATGTTAGCACTGATTGAACTACTAGCTACACTACCGCCACTTAAGGTGTTATTAGCATATTGAATGACACCTGTTTGATATAATGTAGCAGGAGCATTGTTAGTAATGATAGCTTGTGCTAGGGTATTAATATAACCAATGGCGGCAACTGTGGCCGCTTGTTCATAGCTTTGAATTTCGTATATGCCATTGATCCAGTATTGTAAACCAGCATAATTACTTTGGCTATTGCCTCCGTAAATGATGTCATAACACAATGACCAAACAATATATTTTACATCTCGTTGGCAAGTGACTTTATTATAAGTTAATGTAGAATAGTTAGCTAACAAGTAAGCAACAATTTCAGCTTGTATAAATGTAATGTTGTTCAACAACAAACTAACAGCACTAACTTGTCCTTGAGAAGAACTATAAGTTACATTCAAGAAATTAATAGTGTTAGCCTGTACAGTTGATAGTCCAGTTAAGACTGTAGTACGAGAAGTAGCATAGCTTGTATAGTTGGTACCGTTGGCATAAGTTGGATTGACGACTGCTGGAGCAGAAGCTGTTCCACTGTTAATAACTGTAATGATATATCCAATCAGTGTACTAGCAGTAGTTGCGGCGTTAGATGATCCAACACCTGCGGTAGTAGTTTGTACTGTTGTATTGCTGGCAGTTTTAGTCCAAGCAGTAGTACCAGTAACAACATAACCAATAATAGATTGTAAGCGTGTAAATGCGCTGGCAACAGATGTATATTCTGTAGCAATGGTACTTACACCACTGCCGTTATAATAAGCATCAGCGGCAATAACAGTAGCACTATTACCGCCATATAATAAGTCAAATGTTATAGCATCGATTACATAGCCTGTATCTCTACGGCATGACGCTTCATCATACATAGAGATTGTTCCAGGATTCAGATTAGTATTAATATAAGCAATTACTTCGTCTATTAAGAATTGACGGTTAGCCTGTAACTCTGCCGCACCATTTGTAATACCAACTAGTGTACCATTTGATGTAGCTGTTGGATTAGCAAATGTTATAGTTGGAGCGCCGACAGTGCTAACATTATTAATAATAGTAGTGATAGAATTCATGCTACTAGTAACAGCACTAATTGCAGTATTGTTTCCAGCAAGTAATAGTATTACTTGATCGCGAGCGTAGTTAATACCGGCAATAGTCTGTGCTTTTTGGCTAGTAGTTACTGTTGAACTATAACTTCTTAGATAAGCAAAAGCCGCAGTTATTGAACGATAGTTTGTACCAAAAATCAAATCATCTAGTACAGCGTTGACAATTAATCCAACGTCACGTGAACACTTGGTTTGATCGTAAGTGAATCCTGAGCTTACAGTTACTGGTGGGAATGTAGGAGTAGGTATTACTCCTGTTACAATAATATTACTAATATTATTTAAAATACTAGTGATAGAAGCTTGTATGGTAGAGCTAGAGTTAATAGGACTTAACGCATTGATATTGGCAGCTAGTCCAGATAGAACGCCGGCAATTTCACTAGGAGCATTAGTGTTAGCTTCTATGCTACCGGTGGCAGTTACTAGACCAAATGTACTTCCACCTAGTGTACTACTGATAGTCAAGTGAGTTCCATCAACTATGCTGGCAATATAATAAGTTGTGCCTGCTACAAGATTACCAAAGCTAGTACCGCTGAATGTAATTTGACTACCAACACTCATACTGGTAGTGCTGGCTACTGTGATAAAATTCGCAGTACCGGTTATACTAGTGCTAGTTACGGTTACGTTACCAATATTGCTAACAATATAAGTACCAACTCCACCGGTGGCAGTTCCAAATGCGGTAATAACAGTATTGGCTGGAACACCGAATCCAGTTATGGTCATACCAACAGCAAATGTTCCTGTTAGTGTTCCACTAATGGTCATTGTGTTGCCAACGATAGCACCGTTGGTTGTTTTGGCAGTACCTGTTGTAGCTGTTACAGCTTCATTGATAATAGTTGGGCTACTTGATAATCCAGTGTTGGCATATTTAAATGCCAAGGCTGCTTGAATACTTTGGAAGTTACTACCAAATTCTAAGTCGTAGCATAAAGCAGTTATGACTTGTCCAATATAAGTTTGTAAATTGGCAGTACTAAATGAGTATGCTAAGATTTGGCTCTTAGCATTATTGATAGCTGCAGTAATTTGTTGTATACTTGAACTTACATCTGAATTATAAGCATCAAATAAGATACTAGCCTGTGTAGTAGTGTTGAATGTTGTACCTAGTATTAAGTCATAACCTACACCATTAACAAGATTTTGAATAATGTTAGTATAACGTGTCTTGTTAAAAGTAAATGTGTTTACATATTTTTGGTTTAAGTAGGCAATAGTTTCAGCTTGAATAAATGCCTTGTTGGCTTCTAACAAACTAGCGGCATCTTTAAAACCTTGTACGCTGTTATTGCCACCGGTAAATGTAACACTAAGCACTTGACTTTGATACTGATTAGGTCCTACTGTATAAGCAAGTGTTTGACGATAAGGACCTGGCTCTGTTAGCGAAGTACTGATTAAGTTTTGTGCTTGAAGTAACGCCGCACCAACACTTCTATAAGCATACTGCCACGCACGGCCTTCACGACCGGCAGGAGTATTACGTTGTGTATCATCGCCGCGTGTACTTACATATAAGTTTGTGCTACTGTAATAAGTGTTATTATCTACATAAAATTTAGAAGCCGCTTGTAAATCGTCTTGTCCATTTCTTACACCAAACCCGCTCATGCTTCCAGGATGGTCGCTTAGAGTAAGAGCTCCAGTCATAGTATCGCCATCACGTAAAACAACATGTTGACGTTGAACAGCTTCGGTAGCTACATAGTTTCCACTTAGGCTAGCATTGTAATCTGGGTCGTTAGTTTGTGCTACAGTTGGCATAGCACGTACACGTAATGCTCCTGCTACTTGTCCGTTTACAGTTTGTAAGAAGTTGTTGTTAGCGTAGTTAACAGTAACTGGTAATTGTCCGATTGTTGTACTAACACCTTGGCTAGCATAGACAGCATTGAAACTAGCTACTAGCGCAGGACTTGGATCACTCAAACGACCAATTGTAAACAAGTTAGCGTTAATCGGAGCACCTTGGCTAGGAGCTGCATCGTTAATCAAACCAACTGCGGTACTAGTAATAGTAACTTGTTTGTTATTTGTAACGTCAATTTGGATACCAGTACCAGCAACAAGGTTACGAGCAGTCAAACTACTACCAGTAGTACTACCCATGATAACTTGGTTAGCACTATAACTAGAGCCCGAGATCTTACCGTTGGTAGTGATAGCACCTGTAGCTGTAGAATTAACAGTAATACTAGTTGTACTAACCGGCGCTATAACAGTATATGATCCGTTATAAGCAGATGGCACACATCCTGATATTACAATATTTTGTCCAATGCTAAATGGCAGTCCTAATCCTGGATTAGGATTTGTAAAATAAAAAGTAGCTTGACTACCATTGGCGCTAGCTGTAGTAACTACATACCCGGTAGTGCCCGGAGCGTCTGCCAAATTACCAAATTTGATAAATCCGCCAGCACCAAATACGGCATACAGTTCGTTAAAGTTAGCATTAACTTTATTAAACGATTCGCGTATACTGTCGCCAGTACCGTCATTACCTTGTATACCAATATCAATAATTTGTTGTGTCATCTTTTATACTCCGAAACTGCTACCGCAGCCGCATGTGTTTGTTGCGTTTGGATTCTTTATAACAAAATTGCTACCCATTAGCTCTTCTTTATAATCTATTACAGCACCTGTGAGATAAGTCATACTCATACTGTCCACAAGTACTTTAAATTCGTCTAGGGGGATTTCAAAATCGTCTTCGTTTTTTACTTCGTCTAGGGTAAAACCGTAACTGAAACCAGCACACCCGCCGCCTTGAACAAAAGTGCGGATTGACAAATTAGGGTTTCCTTCATCATAAAGGATATCTTTGATCTTTGTTTTTGCTGATTCTGTAATTGTAATCACACTTTGAGCCCTCGATATGGTATTTATCAAATGCTTTTTATAATCTTAATGTAAATACAGATATGTACTTAACTACAGAATATCAACAAACACAGCATATACGCACCAGTAAGAAAGGTAACTATCACAGTTACTTTCGTAAAAAGCGCATTGTAGTTTTTCGGTGTGATTCGTGTCAGGGTATTTTTAAACGTGATAAAGGAGATGTAGATCCTAAGCGTTTAAATAATAATTATTACCACGTATGTGGCGATTGCGATGCTAAGAAGTTTGCCCAAATGAAGGGAGTAGAAGCACGTAAGGTTTGGGATATGCCAGTTAGTAGTCTTAAGACACTCGACCAATTCTAGAACTAATCAAGTTCCAGTTGATAATTCTCCATTGATTACGCAAGTAGGCTTTCTTATCTGCTTGGTAATCAAGGGCCCAAGCATGTTCCCACCAGTCCACTAGCAAGACAATATCCATCTTAATTTCGTGATTTTTGATAGTTTTAATTTCGCCATTACGAGCTAGATAAACCCACCCACTGCCCTGTATGCCCATAGCAGTTTTTTCAAATTTATCTTTAAAATTGTCGAAACTTTTGAAATGTTTGTTAATAAAGTTTAAAGCGATATGTTCGGGCTCGTTAGCACCGCTAGGTTTTTGATATTGTCTAAACAGTATATCATGTAAAAATGCGCCAGCTTCATTAAAATCAGGATCGCCCTCGCCCTTGTTGTAACGATCCACATAGGCTTTATATAACTTGCCATAATGATAGTCAATAGTATCTTCGCTGATACTAGGAGTTAAATCATCATGTTCATAGGGCAAAGGAAACTGTTCCAGGGTTTTAGGAGTATGGCCTTCGTTTAATGTGATATGCTTAATAAAGTTGTACATAATGGTATTTATCGCATAAATATTCTACAGGAGATTTAACTATGTTACATCACATTAAAAAATTATTTGGCATTAAACCTAAAGCAGAAGTCGCACCAGAAGTACCTTACAAAGTAGAAACACCAGTTGCTGATGATGTTACCCGAGCAATGCTGGAATCTATTCCAGCACCAATTCCAGCTGAAAAAACAGCTAAGACAAAAAAAGCACCAGCGGCTAAAAAAGCACCAGCGCCTAAAAAGCCACGTGCTCCAAAGAAGCCTAAAGCAGAGTAAGATTATTGTTGTATTCGATATACACTAAAAGATATAAATAAACATATGAAATACTATGTTTATAAACTTTTAGATCCAGATTCGAAACAACCTTTCTATATTGGTAAGGGAACAGGTAGTAGAGCCTGGACCCATAATCAATTCAAAGATGGGAATAATAATCCATATAAAGATAGATATATTAGAAAACTTCATCGTCAAAATAAAGAACCGATTGTAGATATTGTAAAATATTTTGACGATGAAGTTTCTGCGTATGATTACGAAGAACTACTTACCGAATCTATAGGCTTAGATAACCTAACTAATTTAGTAGCAGGTTCTCGTCCTCCTAGTAGGAAAGGATGGACACCTTCCAAAGAAACACTTGCTAAAAGAAGCAGAGGACTTAAAGGTATACCCCGCACAGAAGAATGGCGCCAAAATCTGTCTTTAACAAAGTTAGGAAAAAACAACCCAATGTATGGCAAGAAAATTCCTTGCTCTGATGAAAGAAGGATCGCTGTTCTACAAGGAAAAAATCGACCTAACTATGATTTATATAAAACAGCTATTGTCTTAATGGATAGCGGTAAATCTGCTGACAATGTTAGTAAAGAATTAGGCATTGGTAGAAATGTTTGCTTCCAACTCAAGAATAGGACTCACGGGATTTTCCAAGCATTTCCAGAATTCAAACAACTGATGAGCACCGAGATTTTTTGATTTACATTCGACCATCATATCTCCCCATTGTAAATGTGTTAATGCCCATTTATTAATTTCTTGATTCCACATAAAGTCGCTATGAGCGCGAAGTTTCTGTTTTTTATACCCCTGTTCTAGCAACTCTGACATTTTTGTTTTAGTAGTATGTAGGTGGGGATTTAAGTAATCTTCTCGAGATTGGCTGTAATGGAAAGTAGGACGAACACCCTTCCAGCTATCAATTACTTTTTGTACCCTGGGATCTGTAACTTCAATGTACTCTCCTTCTCGGATAAAATGATGGTGAACATCGAGCACAATAGGAACGATATCGCTAATAGTAAGACAGTCATTTAACCCCCACGCATTTTCTTCATTTTCGATTGTAATACAGTTTCGAGCCTCGGGACTTAGTCGCTTGTAAGCACGTCTAATACCTTCTGGGCCTTGTTTACCGCTGATGTGTACGTTAATCTTGAAATCTTGGAATGATTGTCCGTACCCCATCCATCTTGCCATGTCTGTGTGATATTCGAATTCAGCGATTGAACGTTCGACAATGCCTGGGTTATCACTTGCCAGGACTGTAAACTGCCCAGGGTGCATAGACAAGCGAACATTGTTATTGCGAGCAATGTCACCCACTCTCTTAAAGTTGGTTTCAAGGTATGAAACCACAGCAGGTTGAAGCCAATAACTAGCAAAGTCAGCGTGAGTATAAGCAGGGAGAATGTCACTGCTAATCCTAACCATCCGAAGAGGAGCATCAAGTGTGCTGACACGTTCCACCAACTTTCTTGTTGCTTCGATATTGCCTACCATTAGGTCCCATAACTTTTGCTCCGCGACATCTCTTGATTGTCTATTTAACCAAGAAATAGTAGTTGTGCCAGTATTGTACTGTTTAGCATCGTCTTTTGGACCAATGCCGTCAACCTGATGAGGATGGTCAATCCATTTACATGCGAAGCCTATTCGTTTCATTACCAATGCCTTATGACGCCTAAGATTATAAAAGTGTTTGTAAGTATATATGATAACACAATTAAGGTACGAACGCAAGCAATTTGGTCCGCTTCCTCGTCCGAACTGCCTGCTTTTTCACCTAGTGCCTTGGCCCAAAGGCGCCAGTATTTCTTTATTTTCTTGCCGGTCGTTTTGGCTTGGTGTGATCTTGTTGTAGTATTATCCAAGTTTTGTACTTCCTGTAATACAGCCAATCGTATATACTAGCGTAAGTAAATGCTACAAAAAAGCTAATCAGTATTAAAATAGGAATAGCAAATAAAATGTATAGCACTAATTATTAGCCTTCGTACGTAGCCGAGTTAGCACCGTGTTCAAATACTTCAACTGATTTAATCCTAGCGGTTGGATTGATTGGATATCGCATATCGCCGCTTGCTAATAGCTCTGCCATTTTATCATAGCACATTTTGGCAAACATTTCACAGCCTACAGCAGGAACAATGCGTAGATCGCACACACCTGATCTGCGGTATGGCTCAACTTGTACACGATCTGGCTTGCCATCGTGCTCTGGATTACTACTCCAGCCTGACATTTCTTTAAAACGATCTAACATTGGATCATCTTCTGCAATTACCAAAGTGTGATCAAACATATGATCTGCCCACACTTTGAATTCTTTAAGACCGCCAAAGTCCATACACCAGTTTTTGTCATCTAGTGTGTCGCATTCGAAAATTAGTTTGATACCAATTGAGTATCCGTGTAGTGTTGAGCAATGACTATGGGTCGCTCTCCACTGTCTAAAACAGCATGATAGACCCCTATCATTACCGTAAGTCTTCGTTGAATAAAATTTTGCCATTGTCTTCTCCTAAAAGTAGCAATGGCATGCAGAGTTTATATTGCGGGATGAATGCCTAAGTCCGCATATACTAATTATACACTTTTGTAGTGTAAGGTCAAGTTTATTGATTGGCTATTTGTCCAAACCCTAACCATTCACCCGGAGTACCAGTAGCAACGCAAACCCAACCAATAAAGTCGTTAGCTTTTGGTTCTGCGTTCCAACAGATGTCCCCAACAACATAGCTTCCACTAGTAGGCGGAGCAATATGAGTAGTGAATCGCTTACCGCCAATACTGACATCGCCGTTCACACTAAAGTTCAATGTTGGATCTGGATTATTAATCCCAACACTTAGTTTTCCAAATACTTTTACTGGCTTGTTATAAAGTGTCTTGTCACCAATACTAATTTGGCTAACATCGCCGTAAAGGATAGCATTACCCGCAGTAACTAAATTAAACGCATGATTAGTATCAATACCAGTGCTAGTAACATTTAAACTACTTGTGCCATCATTAAATGCTAGGGTTCTAGTTTTTATAGTACTTTGGCCAGCATCTACATCGCCTAATAGTGTTGTAGCGCCTGCTACTGTTAAACTGGATAGCGCACCTACTTTAGTAAGATTAGATTTGGTTACGCTATCTCCCAATGAGTTTTCATTTAAAACAAATTGGTTATTAACATAAAAGGCTTTACCTTCTCCAATTTCAATGCTTTCACTAGTTAATAGTCTGTCCGGGCCGCTAGCCATTACCAGCTGTCTTGTTGGACCTGTGCCAGTCCAAACAATACCCAATCCATAAATGCTAGTTTCTTTACTAGCTGTAAACTGTAATGGATGTGTACGATCAATTCTGTTATCAGTTACGATATTGGTAGCAGTTAAAGTTCCATATACATTTAAAATGCCGCCGCCTCTATACTTGTCTCCAATATCGACTTCGCCACTATGTTTAACTGTAACACGAGACAATCCGTCTGTTACAATTGAAAAGTCATGATTGCTATCTGTACCAACATAAGCCCCTGTAATATCAGGACTGCCCAATACAATGCTTATATTATTTTCTAAAATGTTAATAGCCGCACTAGGCTCTTCTGTACCTAAGCCAACTCGATTGTAATTACTACTAAAGAAAGCAAAGTCGCCTAGACGTGTGTCGCCGCTTACATTTAAATTAACTAGTGTACCCACAGCACGTAGTCGACTGTTAACAATATTGTCGCCCAACCCTGAGCTTGTGATTACGGGTACATTGTCTATCTTGTATGCTTGATCGTGTGCTGTATCGTATCCTACGCTAGCCCATAAGCGTCCACCTTCACGATATTGTAATTGGGCACTGCCAGTAGCCCATTGCCAAGCAAACCCTTGGCCGTTTAACTCTGCTTCTGTATCTGCACTAAAGTCTGCTGAATTATCAGCAAGCGAGTTACGTACAATGATAGAGTCAACAGTTATATTACCGTTAATAGTATAGTCACCATTGTGGGTAAATGTGCCTGTAGTATTGGCTAATTCATTGTTAATTAACTGTACAATACCGTCTTGAATTGATAGTTGGGTCATGGATAAACACTCTCTTTGGAGTATTTATCCACGATTTGCTAGAGCTTACTGTACTTTTAACAGTACTGTATCTTCGTTAATGCGTCCATTCATTTTAGTGTCTGTAGCATTAATGTCGTCTAAGAACTTGCGTAGTTGTACCTTACCTGCCGCTTTGAACTCTTTGAGCTTGTCTTCGGGCTTACGCACAGTCTTTTGAACGCTTTTGAATTCATCAAATCCTGTAATTGTAGTACCCTTAACACCCAAGTCGTTAAACTCCGATGCAATGTACTTGCCCAATTTACGAGTCTTAGTGTTAAAGATCCAAAGTTCCTTGCTACCAATAATGTCAGCAGGGTTAATGGACACTAACTTAAGAGGCTCGTTTGATTTCATGTACTTGAGCTTGGCAACCAATTTGTCCTTAGGTACTACTTTAGTTTTACGTGGCTTACGGTTAACTTTGGCTTCTTGGGCCAGCATATCGCAAGCACTCATAATCTCTTGGTAGAACGCAATCAAATTACGAATTTGTTTCTTTGTACGGTGGCTATAGCCCTCTTTAAGCTGTTCATCTGCCTTGCCGCTAGCCAACTCTTCAAGTTCAGCTAAATCCCTGCTGTAGAGGGTTTTAATAACCCTAGCGTGGGCGGCTTTGACCTCTTTGCCCTTGAGCAAGTTCAAAACTTTGAACGCTTTTGGATCAAAGTTTTCTGGGTCAGTTTGGAACCCGTCCAAAGCATCTTCCAATTCTTCAGTCATTTTGTAAGCAGTTTCACGTACACGATCTTGGATGCTGGGTTGTACTACTAAGGGTTTAGTTTCTACAACTGTATCTTCGTCAATGTCGTTTTTACCTGCTTCAATAGTGTTAACTATTTCATTACGCAACCAAGCGGCTGTATCACGCCCTTGATTAAAGTCAGCGCGAACTGCGGGCATGCCACGAAGCAAGCACGAAGCAATAGCACCCATGGTAACATTAGTGCGCCCATCTTTGGTTTTCTTGTAAGCGGCAATGTCTTCTTTGGAACAACCAACTGTAGTCATCCATTTGATAACTGCGGGCTTCAAATCTTTACCGCTAAACTCTAAACGATAGTATGACATAGCAGAATGCCAGTGGCGTTGAAACTGTTCGGCATCCATTTGCTCTACATTGTCCCAAACTGGGCTGTGATCTTTTACAGCCTTAGTACGGTGAGCAATTACCTGCTTTTTGGTAACGCGAGTTTTAGTTGCTACTTTAGCCAATTTCTGCTCCTGCTTTGTTTAACATGTATATATTATAGCTTCGTTTGAACAAACTGTCAACCGCAATCACTGTGGCATTAATGCGGCCATATTTCCCAATTTCACTTGACTATTTTGGAAAATAGGATCTCTAAGTATTTCGATTAGTTCGGACCGTTCTGGATGATTGTCTTGCCAAATTGCCATAGTTTTGAATTGGGCATCGTCCATATGATACCATTGTGCTATTAAGTTAGTCCAAATTATGGGTTTTGACTTATAAGACAGCATCCATTCTACAAACGGTTTCAATTCTTTGTAGTTAGCCTTTTGTACAATCAAATTGCTTTGCCAACCTGATATATTTGGAAAACACTTGTCTACAAGCATTTGATCCAACAAGTCCAGATTTTTCTGTAGTCGTTTGAAGTTTCCGTTTTTACGAACAATCTTATAAGTTTCTTCTGTTGCGGCATCTACACTTACGTTAACATAGCTGATATGTGGCCACAGGGGTTTGATAGCAAGCCAGTTTTGTTCTGTCATCATTACTCCATTAGTTTGGAGATTGATGAACAAATTGGGCGGTATAGTTTTGCTGGCCAGTTCTTCTAAGTAGCCCCAGTATAGCGGACTAGCAAACGGATCTCCGCTTCCAGTTATGCTTAGTACAACTCTACGATGTTTGGATACTAATAAGTCAATTAGAACTTTGACTTTTTCATGTATACGTTTTGCCTGCTGTGCTTTATGATCTGTAAGGTCTTCCGGATCCCAAACAATTAAATTATGACGACAGCTAGGGCATTGTAAATTGCAACTAGGATCATAGCTAAAATATACATCTATCGATCTGTGTGCTAATAGTAAGTCTAACTTTTCTGTAGGAACAATGTCCCAATAGAATTCTCTCTTGTGTCCATTTAGCAAAGAGTTTAATTGCGGGCATTGGTCATTACAGTCAGTAAATTTACCCTGGCGCATATCGTCTTGTATTCTACGTCTAGTTGTGTTATTAATTACTTCTTCGGCAGATTCTGTTAACAAGTTACCTACCCATGTTGGTAACCAAGATTGGCAACAGGCACTTACTTGTCCGCTTTGATGTATTTCAATATGCCTAAACGGTGCCGCACACGAATATTTGGAAAGCACCTGTTCGGGATTGCCGTAAGCCTCTTCGGGTTTAATAATATACTTCATTAACCTAATACCTCTTGTAGTTCTGGAATAGTAGCCAGTGTGCTTTCTCCACGCATGGTATCTATGGTTTCAGTAAAGTTTTTAAAGTCCTCGAGCCATTTGATATTTTGTGGCTTGTCTAAATGCCAAAATAAATGTAGGAACAAATGTCTTATATCAACACCATACTTGATTTTGTAGTTGGCAATATAATCTTCTAGTTGTTGTTTGATTTGTTTTCTATAAGCAGTTGTCAAAATACTTACATGGAAGCGTGGACTAAATTCTACAACATTGATAGAAAAGTTTGACCAGTTTTCGTATTCTTGTTTAATAACACCTAACTCTATAAGTCCATCTATGATAGCAGGTATTCTAAACACATTCATGGCACTAACAGTTATACTGGGGCTAACATGAATGTTAAGTGCGCTGATAGCTCGCAAGTTTGCTTCTACAACAGGCCAATTAGTTCCACTGCGGATTAGTTCGGCACGCTCACCTAGTTCGTCTATACTGGGCCATAGCCATACTCTGCGTCCCCACTTGGCCCAATAGTCCAAAACATTTTTGTCTTTGTAAGTAAGTTTGCTAAGATTTGAATTGTATGTTAAGATAACATTGTATCGCTGTGCTTGATCCAGCATGTCTAGAATTTGCCAATGCTCGTCCATGAGCAGTGGTTCTCCACCGGCAAAGTAAATCTTTTCAACTGTATTAACATACTTCTTTAAAAAGTCTACGTTAGTGCTTTCGTCAACAGTAGCAATATTGATAGTCTTCTTACTGTCTGCTTCAGAGAGCCAACCTAGTTCTTTACCTTCAGGAATCCACGAGCTACTAAATTCTGGGCCGCAAGTACGGCACTTATAGTTACACAAATTACTAAATCTAAAATCCCAGTACTTTAAGTCTACATTGTCAACGTGACCATCTGGACTAGTAATTACTGGAATCTCTTCTAGTTTACTTTTAAAGTATTTGTTATGATTGAGTCTTGTACTAGAACCGCCACTACGTTCTGCTTCAAAGCATTTACTACACGCTTTAGGTTCAACTCCATTGATCATGTCTTTACGGAGATTTTTCATATAATCTCCGTTCCATACTTCTTCAATAGTTTGTGTAGTCAAGTCTCCTGCGAATGTTTTGTAATCACTAGTCATACAACAGTGATATACTTTTCCCCTAGGAATGATGTTTAAGTGAAGCCATGGTAAGGCGCAGATAGTATTTTGTGTCATACCTTACTTATTAAGTCCAAAGTCCGTGACGTACCTTTATGAGTCGGATCATCATGGCCTCGTCTTCTGCTTCGTAGTCGGCTTCTATCTTGTGTAGCTTGTCCATGGCAATCTTACTCATTTCGGCAAGCTCGGGAGTCTTGTTACTGCCGAAACTTAGTCGACCACCATTGGCTAGACGTGCGGCTTCACAGTAAGCAGTCCAGCCACTTGCTTCCATTGGCTCTGGACGATTACGATATACTTCCGTCCACCATATGTACAAGTCAAGAATTTCTTGTGCTTTGACTGCTTGCGGTGTGAGTTCTCCAAGACCTTCAAAGTCTGGTCCAACTTCATCTTCTTTCCAACGAAGTTGTCGTTGCCATTCCAAGTTAGCAAGTCCGCACTCTGGACTGCGCCATGTACGCCAACGGAACCAGCCAGTAGCATACCAAGGGCTCTTAAATTTCTTACGTGTTTCTTCATCCCATGCTATGTGCCACCACGCAAGCTCGACTTCAACAAAGTCCACAAGCTCGTTAAATAGACAAGGGAGAAACCGATTACCAACGTCACACCAACGGCCAGGCTTGATATCACGAGGGTGGGCAGTAAGAGCATGAGTCTTAGTAACCCAACGATTGTTGATATAATATTTGATACTGTATAATGTGTCTGGAACATAAAATACAACCTTTTGTAAGTAATCTAATCCTTCTTCCGCTAGCCAATAGCGGATCTTACTTTGTCCTGCGAGCTTGTGCCAGTTGTCCCACCCTTCACTGGTTTTGGCTTCACCTTTTGGTGTACCTCGAACCCAGTCGGCAAATTTGCTACATGTCCAATAATGGTTAGGCATCTTTAATCCTTAATTAAATCGATTCCGTAAAAACTTTGGAAAGGTGTTTTGTATACAGAAAACTCTATAGCTTCTGCTAGTGTATCAAAATATTTACTTACCAATGTTCCACCTGTCAAGTAGTATTTCAACTTGTACATTATATAATACTCCTATTGCTCCTAGTTGGTTCTTTCATAGTATCTTCTGAACAGCTAACTGGTCGTCCGTCGTCATCTAACAATATAGTTCCCCAACGCTTGTTATCTTCTGTAAATTCAATAAATGTTCTGCCATAGGCACAAAATGTAACAACACTTGTTTTGGGTTCCGCATTTTCTAATAGCCAAAGTATCAACCCAATACATAAAGTAATTGATAGCAAAATTAATTTGACTATTTTCATTTTAAATTTTTTCACCTGCTACAAACCCACGGAACGCTTTAAATCGAGGAAAGCGCAAACTGTAAGTACCGTCTTGATTCTGTGTTACAGCATCAGCACGTACTTCGACAATTTGTCCATCAACTCGACAACTCCAAAACTCTTCACGCTGTTGGTCAGTAAATCCGCTACCAACATTAACACGAATAGCCTTGCCATCGTCGATGCCTTCACATACTAACGCACCCATTTTACCTACATTCTTACCTGTGCCTTCTTCTGTAGCAACTACAGTAAGGCTAACTTCAATAAAAGGTTTCAATTTCAACCAAGCAACACTACGTTTACATTCATATGGAGCTTCTGGATCTTTAAGCATGATACCTTCATATCCACCATCGATAGCTTTTTGGTTAATTTCTTTGTAACGCTTTTGTCCTTCTTCAGTATCCAAATCAACAAGTTCGTTAGCCACATAAGTTACATTAGGAATCAAGTGTTGATTTTGTTCTACCCAAAACTTAACCATGCTACTGCGAGTAGTTTGATCCTTATCGTAAATACCTTTCTCAAAGTCTGCCAACGGCAGTACATCAAACAAGTTAAGAACAGCATCACCTGCTTCTACATTGTCCTTGCGGTGTACTTGCTTCATCAAGTCTTGGAAACTAGACGACATAATCTCACCGTCCAGTACAACATCCATACTCTTGCTAGAACCTTTTTGTTTAATTACACTACTAATC